ATAGTATAAAGAATATATCATAAATGGGAGGTGGTCTTCTTCAGCTTGTTGCATATGGTGCCCAGGATGTCTATTTGACTGGCAATCCTCAAATTACCTTTTTCAAAGTAGTTTATCGTAGACATACTAATTTCGCTCTAGAAGCGATACAACAGACATTCAATGGTACACCCGGATATGGACAAAGAGTTACTTGCCAAATATCTCGTAATGGTGATTTGATACATAGAATGTATTTGGCTGTTGATATGTCAAATAATGCATCTGATGTATTATGTCCTTATTTTGGACTTCGTTTAATTAATTATGTAGAAATTGAAATTGGTGGTCAGAAGATTGATAAACATTATTCACAATGGATGTATATATGGAATGAACTTTCATTGCCAGTTTCTAAACGTAATGGCTATGATCAAATGGTTGGTGCTTCTGGTGGTTTACTTAAAGGTATGTTACATATACCACTTGAGTTTTGGTTCTGTCGCAATGTAGGTTTAGCGCTTCCTTTGATTGCATTGCAATATCATGAAGTAAAAGTAAATCTTAATTTTGAGACTGCTGATAATTGTAAGGGTGCTTCAACTGCTCCTGCTAGCCCATTTGGTGCATCCTTATGGGTTGATTACATCTTCTTAGATACTGATGAAAGACGTAGATTTGCTCAATTATCTCATGAGTATTTGATAGAACAATTACAATTCACTGGACAAGAAGCAGTTGTTAGCACTAATATTAAACCTAAGTTATCTTTCAATCATCCATGCAAGGAATTAGTTTGGGTAGTACATTCTAAATCTTCTGATGTTGTTGTAGCAAACAAAAACTGGTTTAATTATACAACTGTTAATAATGCAATTGATAATTATACTACAGATTTACATAAACTTAAGAATAGTGCTATTGTTTCAACTAACCCAGTTGCTAGTGCTAAGCTTGTACTTAATGGTAATGATCGTTTTGCCCAACGTAATGGATCATATTTTAATTTGGTTCAGCCTTTCCAACATCACGAAAATGTACCTACAAATGCGGGAATTAACGTTTATTCTTTTGCTCTCAAGCCAGAAGAGCATCAACCAAGTGGAACACTCAATATGTCTCGTATAGACACTGCTGTATTAAATATGTCAATAGATCCTACCGTTCCTGTTTCTACAGGCAATGTTAATCTATTTGTATATGCTGTTAATTATAATGTACTTCGTATTCTTTCTGGTATGGGTGGTTTGGCCTATAGTAATTAAACCATTTTATCTTTCATATGTTATATGTGTAAAGATATTTCTCCATTTTTTTTCTCCTATTATAGTATAAAGAATATATCATAAATGGGAGGTGGTCTTCTTCAGCTTGTTGCATATGGTGCCCAGGATGTCTATTTGACTGGCAATCCTCAAATTACCTTTTTCAAGGTAGTTTATCGTAGACATACTAATTTCGCTATGGAAGCTATTGAGCAAACACCTACTGGCAATCCTTCTCTTGGATCTCGCATTAGCGTGCAAATAACACGTAATGGCGATTTGATTCACCGTGTTTACTTTAATGGAACATTGAAAAACAAGAATGCTACCAAGGCAATTGCTCTTGTACCTAACTTCGGTCAACGTCTTCTTAAAACAATTGAATTGGAAATTGGAGGTCAAAGAATTGATAAGCATTATTCTGAGTGGCTATACATTTGGAATGAATTAACACTTCCACCCGGAAAGAAATACGGATACAATCTTATGGTTGGTGCAGATAAATACAATCGTTGTATCCATTTAGGAAATGGAGCTTCTTATGAGGTATATGTTCCATTGGAGTTCTGGTTTTGTAGAAATGTTGGATTAGCCCTTCCATTAATTGCTCTTCAATACCATGAAGTAAAAATAAATATAGAGTTTGAATCTGCTGCTAATCTTGTTGATACAAATGCTTATAATTTTACTGATGTAGAAGATAACAAAGCTACAGCACCCTCTGCAGATAATTCAGATACATCAGTTTTTACAAACTCTTCTGATCTTTCACTCAACGAAACTAGATTATGGGTTGATTACATTTTCTTAGATACTGATGAAAGACGTAGATTTGCTCAATTATCTCACGAGTATTTGATAGAACAATTGCAATTTACTGGTACTGATAGCATAACTGCTTCAGTTGATGCAAATAGCATGAAGAGTATCCGTATGAACTTCAATCACCCTTGTAAAGAAATTGTATGGGCCGTTAGAAAGAACGAAGGAAATGTCTATTGGAACAATTTCTCTACTGCTTCAAACAGTCTTGGAACTGGTAACGGTAATGACTATTTAGCATCATCTAATCCTATTATGCGTTCAAAGATGATGCTTAATGGGAATGATCGGTTCGCAGAACGTAATGGAACTTATTTTTCACTTGTTCAACCATATCAGCATCATGAGAATACCCCTGATAAGTTCCATGAGGGTATTAACATGTATTCATTTGCTCTTAAACCCGAAGAACATCAACCAAGTGGTACACTCAATATGTCTCGTATTGACACCGCAGTACTTTCTATGTCTTCTTCTATACCTGGAACTGTGTATGTTTATGCGGTTAACTATAACGTATTAAGAATATTATCTGGAATGGGTGGATTGGCTTATTCTAATTAAATTACAAAAAATATTGTTTTTTTATAATATATAAAAAATATATAATTAAGGAACACTATCTATTGGACTCGAAATAGGCGGTGTTTTATTTTTACTAAACATATTATAAATACCATTTACTTTATTGTCAAAATGTATTTTTAACCTTTCTAAATCTATATTTATTTTATTATTAAGTCTGGTAACCTCTACAAACTTATTCTTTTCATACTCTTCTTTAATAAAATCCAACTCTTTCATCTTTTTATTTTTTTCATTGTCCAATTTGAAAAGTTCGACATCCTTTGTATTGTTTAATATAGCAACTTGTAATGCTTTTTTATTATTGATTTTCAATATTTCTAAATCTTTGATCTTCTGCATATTTTCTAATTTGATATCAAAATCGTGTTTAAACTTTTGCAATTTTATTACATCATCATTTCTAATATCTTCAAGAATGTTAATATTGTCATTAATCTCCTTGTTATATTCTTTGATTCTTGAACTGAAATCTTTAAAAGTTTCATTGTCCATTTTTTCAAGAAGGTTATATGAATTAATTAAATCTATTTGTTTATTGTATAATATAATGTATTTCATAATCATATTTTGAATGTTTTTAAGTTTTTCCATTGTTTCTCTATAATTCTTAAATCGAATAATACTACTTAATATTGTCATAACAGATCCAACGAGAAGCATAAGGATATTTATAGACAATGTAAATGTCTCTATATCTATTAATATTTTACTAGCATTATTCTTCATATATTCTGTTAATGTCAATCTAAGAGCTTCCACAAATGTTGATAATGTTGATAAAACCATAACTGCTAAAGATATTGTATTATATTTGTAACATATCTTATCATATTTAACGCTTATTACAAAATAATCCTTATTTAATTTATTTTTATATATTTCAATTTGCTCTATTAATATTTCATGGTTAGCTTTCTCTTTTTTTTTTATGATTTTTGGTGTTATTATTTGAGATTTTTTATATTCATCATAATCAATACATTGTTTTATATATGGTGTTATTTCACTTAATTCTATATTATTATTAACATTATATTTTTTCGTTTTCACAAAATATTTAAATTTTTTCATAAACTTTTTCATTAAATTATTTTTTCCTCTCAATTCCATTGATTGTGTTAACGTATTTTGTGAATTGTCATCTGAAAATGCGCTTTCTTTATTACACCATAAATTAGATATATCACTTGTAGTTGTTGTATCAGGTGTATGAGAATCAATATATTTGTTATTATCTTCATTCAAAGATATTGTACGTTTTAACATAGGCGTATTGTTTATTTCTAATTTTGGTAATTTATATTTTTCATCTTTTAATGTATTTATATCCTTATTTAATATGAAATCATTTTCATCTGATGAATTTGATTTTTCATCATAATCTATAGATACTTTTGGAACATAATTCAATAATTTTACACCAGATATTGATATATCTTCAATATTTTCAGTTAAATCAGTCGTTTTGTTTTCTATTTTATTTAATGCGACCTGTTTATAGTGTAAATCTTTTTTATCAGATGATAATAAGTTAGATAATGTATTAATATCCATATTTGATATACTTATACACTAAAATATACATATCAAAAAAATAATTTATTGCTTGTAAATATTTATGCAATTCTAACATAATATCTATATTTCCATAATCTCTTTTTATTTTTATTTATAAAGGTTGTATATTTTTTATCCCATATATCTGCCCATTTTTCTCGTTTATAATTACTCATTTTTATTATGTAATTTGAAGATGATATATATGGCCTCCGCATAGTTATACCTCCTGTGACAAAAAAAACCATATCATAAACATTTTGATACATCACCCATGCATAACTATCACAAGAAAACTCCATAAACCATTTGAATCCATCTTTAGGACTTATCTGACATAAGTTCATATAATTACCTATCAACATAAGTCTTTTTATATGATGTAAATAACCAAGATCAAATGCTTCCTTTATAGAATCGTCTATTGGTTTAATACCTGTTGTTCCACTATACCACTCTTTTGTTATTCTTTTATTATTTCCAAAATAGTTAGCATTAAAATCAACATATAAGTAACAATAATGTTGATATTCTCTCCAGAAAAGTTGTCTTATAAAACCTTCATAACTATTTATTGGTATACTAGATTTATATTTGCTAATGATTTTTATTATATCTATTGGATTTAACAAACCAATATTTATAAGAGCTGACAACAAAGAATGATATAAATAAGGGTCCTCTATATGAATATAATCTTGATAATTTCCAAACCTTTTCATTTTATTTTTTATGAAATGTTCTAACCATATTAATGATTCCTTGTGTGTAATAGGATAAATAAAATTATTAGTATTTCCATAATTATTTTTGAACTTTTTGTTAACATATTCTATGGCATCTTTAATATATTTGATTGACATTGATGATTTTATATCATTAAATGGTTGATTAATTTGCAATTTTTCTTTTGGTTTATCTCTATTATCCTTATCATACGATTTTATATTAGGTATTATATTTAATTTTTTTTTTGACCACATATAAAATGCATTAAAAAAGAACTTATTTGTTTTATTTCTATATTCCTTTATTAAAGTTGAAGACAACAAAAGGTTTGGTGTTTCTTTATTGTATATTTTACATTT